ATAAAGCGACCAGTTTCTTTTTTGTACTTAAAGTACGCAGAAACATCTTCAGGCAAATCCTCGTTTGATTCTTGCGTCTCAAACAACTGGTCTACCGAGTCGATATCTCTATCGTATCTATTCTTAATATAAGAAAGAACGTCTGCATCATTTAACTCTGGTGCGGGAGCTTGTTCTGTTGGTATCTCTACCTTCTCAACTTCAGGCTCAGTATCAGTAGAGTCATCGAACTTTTCTTCGTGCTCCTTTAATAACTGCTCCTCAACTTCTACTGCCGACTTCTCGACACCTGTAACTTCACGTACAGTAAATTTGTTTTCTTCTTCCATTAGATTTAATTTTTACAAAGTTAATACTTATTTATTTTATTTATTTAAGCTTTCTTTTTTGCTTTTTAGATTTTCTATAATCTTTCATAGCTTCTCGCTTATCTTTACCTTTCTTCCAAGAACCTGCAGCAAATCGTTCCGCTCGTTTTCTTTTTTTAAACTCATACACTTCTCCAGCGGCTAATGCTTCATCAAAAGTTTGAGGTTTTTCTTCTTCTTTACCTTTGAAAGTTATTGTAGGTGCTGCAAAATTTCTTTCATTATTCTCCCCTCCTGTATAGGTACCCATTTTTACAGTTGCATTTCTACCTGACTTGTTTCTTTCAAGTCCTCGCAAATGCTTCTTACGTTTCTTTTTTATATAATCTGGCATACTTATATTATCTAGGATTAAATTCAGCAAGGTCAAACCCATCCAAACTATCCTCGTTTGACTCAAAGTTTATTGCGGGTAGGTTACGCTTACGCTGTTCAATCATTTGTGATTGCTGACTATTCCCCATACTTATACGTGCCGCCTTAGCGTCCTCTTTCTGAGTCTCTCTTGAGTCAATCTGTGACTGCTGTAGTCCTTGCATCTTCATAGCGTAGTTAAACTCTACATCCATCAGCCTACGTTTAAGGTCTGCTTCCGCTGACTGCTTCTCCATTTCAAACGCAATCTCAGCCTGCTTAACTTGTATCTTAGCCTGTATCTCCATCTGAGTTTTCTGCATTTCATTCTGTGCTGACTGCTGTTGTAGTTGCATCTGCATCTGACCTTCAGCCTGCATCTTTTGTTGTTCTTGCTGCTGACGTTCAGCCTGTGTCTGCTTACGCTTAACCTTTAACAGCTGGTTAGCCATCTTAAGGTTGTTAATAGTTCTAATATCAATAGCGTCCTCTAAGTCAATACCACCATTCTGTAGTGACATCTGTATATTCTGTTCAAGCTGTGCCTTCTCCTCTTCATCAGGACTCATCTCTACAAAAATACCAAAGTCATATAGATATAAATTTTTAATATCCTCTAGTATACCAAGGTTGTACTTTCCTATCTGCATAGCAAACTCATCTCTAAAGTCTGCATACTGTAATACATCTGCAGTTCTTATAGATAAACACTCAGCTAACGTTTTAGTTATATACAAACTTGCGTTTAGTATATGTCTTGTTGCAACGTTAGAGTTTAACGCTGCAAGCTTTTGAACACCAACCAATGAATTAGGGTCAGGCATAGAACCATCTCTAGCCTCGTTTAACCCAGTAACCTGTCTAAGCATACCTAGGTAGTGGTTATAGTTTCCTATAAGCATCTGCATCTTACTCTGACCGCTGTTAGATGTAAGCTGTTGTATAGGAACCCTAGCGTTATTAAACTCACCGTCCTGTGTGTAGCTTCTACCAATTACACTACCTGTTTGGAAGTATAACCTTAAAGCATCTTCAGGGTTGTATGCAGCCCCTGTACCCAAGTCTACTTCATTTAATCCATCTGCATCTATAAACACACCATCTGGTACTACCTTAGCTACAACCTGTTGTATCTTAAGGTGACTAATCTGAATAAGGTCTGCAAAAGGAATCATACGTCTAACTAAAGACTCTAACACTCCTTTATACATACGTGGTGCACACGCTACATAGTTAGGCATAGCAAACTGATTAGCTGAGTTAGGTCGTACCATGTTCTCCATCATATTCCATTTAAGGATTATGTTAGTTCCCATAACCATAACACCCTCATACCATACGTCAATTCTTTTTTCTACTCTCTCAAACTCACCCTCATCCATCATCTCCTGTGGTGGGTTAAAGTCATCTGTTTTTTCTACAGTCTTATATGTACCCTCGGATACTTTTTTCTTTTTATATACAAAACTATTTGTAGTCTTATAATTAAAGTATAGTAGTGTACAGGTATCTCTTGAAAACATACTGTTCTCATACATAGCCGCCACGTTGTAGTAGTCATACCATGACTGGCTATACTTAGATATCTCCTCCATCTGCTCGTTAGTAATCTTAGGGTCTATCTTAACTAACTCCCCAATAGGGACAGTTTTAATCTCGCCCCAGTAAAAACAGTCTTTAAAGTACGGGTCCTCTGTGTAACTATACACTACATTTGCAGGGTCTACGTATTCAACACGTATACCATCACCCTGTTGAAACTCGTGCTTACATATCCCTATCCCTAGTGTAGTGATATCGTAGTCTACTTTTTTTCTTACGTCTACATAATGATTTTCCTCAAGCATTGTGTTTATAGCAATCTCGTTTGCTATTTCAATCCCTGGCTTATAGTTGAGTTGCATATACAACTCCATCTCAGTATTATTTACAGGTAAGGTATCAGGGTTTACATCAAATAACTTTACACCAAAATCACCTTCTACCTGTCTAAATAAATCTTGATTAATAAAATTTGTTTCTACTATTCTTTGAAACTCATTACGCTTCTCTGCTGACAATGCATCCATTGCAACACAGTTAACCTTGAATAATCTGTCAGACATTCCGTTAACAACGATGTCTACAAACTTTGGTATAATAGGAACAGGTGTCCAGTCTAAGTTTAGGTATGAAAGGTCACCGTCTACCGCCAACTCATTCTTATACTTTGCTACTGACTGCTCTCCCCTTGCGTATAGTCTTAACTTGTGAAACTCTCCCCACTGGTTATAAAACCTACACCCATTACCATCCTTTCTAAACCACTCATATTGTATTGCTTGACCTACCTGTAAACCAAACTCATCAGATGCCTTTTGTTTATCGGAAGCAAACTGGTCAGGAAACGCAGCAGAGTTTATATTAATTTTAACGTCTTTCATCTAATTATTTGACTTTTATTGCTGGTGTTATTGTATTTAGCAAAGTTAATACTTATTTTTGACTTTTGTTTAGATGGAGTGTATAAGTGCTTCTGGTTAGCCATGATAGCTAACCCTGAACTTATAGCAGCATCAAACTTAGTCCTGTTGGTTATATCAAACTTAGCCCAATCCTCTAGTGTCTTACCAAAAAACATACTCCCCATATCACCTGCGTCCCTATACGTTCCATCAAAATCAATGCCCACATACTTTTCTATATAAGACTCTATAGCTGATGCGTGAGACTGTTTAACATCCTCAGATGTGTTAGGTATACCACCAAGCTCTTTCTCTGTCTTAGACAGCTTTATATACGTTTTATCAGGTCTATTCAGTGAGTACCCCCTATACCCCCTGTTCTTTAAATGATACAGTAGCCTAGGTTTATTGTTCTCGCACAGTATCGGCATACCATAAAATACTAACGCCATTAGCACCTCCTCGAAGAATATCTCTGCTGTCTGAGGCCTAGCTATATACTCTAAGAAGAACTCATTACTTGGAGCCTCTTGCATATTAAACTTAGTCAAACCATGTAGTGCACCGTTAGAACCCTTACCCACAACTACCCCTGATATATCATAGGAGTCACAACCAAACGAACCTATATCCTCGTTACCTGGTTTTTTAACACCTCGGTCTACTATAACCCTATTCTGTAGGTGTGGAGGAGGAGTCCAGCTTACTAGAAACCTTCCATTCTTATTAGGTGACCATACAACCTTACTATCCTTTATACCATCCTTCCAATGGAATGAACCCCTTGTTACGTGGTGGTCCATTATTAAAGAGTCATTATAATCTACCTGCTGGTATATCTTTGTTAGGTTAAATATAGACTGCTTACTCTCATCCCTGAATGCGTGAGACTCTGTACGAGGGAACTGTCTATAAAACTCATTCAATGCATCTGCATCCTGTGACAGTGAACTCACCTCATTCTCCCAGTAGTCTACAGCACCAAACTTTATATCCTCACCATCTATACCTACAATAGGTTTATCAGGGGTCTTGAACACAGGCATACCATACCTATCTATATAACCCTCAAAGTTCCATTCCATAGGTATAAACAAACAGTACAGACCACTTTTAGTCTGACCGTTAGCATTACGTTTAGACGGGAACGAGTCCTCATATAGATTCTTAAAGTTTCTACCACCCTTATCTAACGCATTAGAGGTAGAACCCATCATACACTTACCAATAACCTTGCTACCCAACCTTAGACATGTTTTTGTTACACGCCAGTTGTTTAGAATATTGTCAGGCTTTTCCCACTTACCACTCTCATCGTGTAGTAGTAGCTGTAGCTTCTCACCATCATAACTATTGTCCCCTGTATTTTTCCAGTCAATTGTTGTATCTAACCCCTCTAACTCTTCGTCAGATATAGTAGACATATTCTTCTTAGTAATCTTAGATGCAGGAACCCTATAGGCTAACTCTGTCTTAGGTTTATCCATACCATCCTGTATAGGCTTAAAGAAAAACGGGTAGTTGTTAGATATAGGCAC